TGGAACAGATTTCTACTTTGGTGAAGGCAGCGTCGAGGTAGAGTATAAGGCCGAGACACAAGACGGTTTCTGGCAAGTCGATGATAGCAAAATATCTACGATCTATAAGGTTGTGCTTTACAACACCGATGGCAATGAGGTTGCTCCGTATCCGGCGCTGATTGATGCCATGATCCAGACGTTAGAAGAGAAGCAACTAGAGCGTATAGACCAAGCGATCTATGACGAGATTGAGTCGTCAGAGTATTATTAAATCAGATAGTCGCCACGGAATACCGGACGGCCATCAACCAACTCGCAGAGTTCTGGCGGCATCATTATACCATCGCGGAATGTGATCAGGACGAAGCCCGGCTGTGCTCTGCTTGCTGTGCCTTCGGCGTATTCAAACGCCTTGTGCATTGGGTCGCCGAGCATACCGCACTCGACACCCCAATGAGAACCATTGCGGTTTCTGACTGCCGTGATCTGAAGCTGGTGGGTATGTCCGGTGACTACCGAAATCCCAGAGTGAAGAGCACTATTCCAGCCAGCATGAATACCACTTCTAAAGCGATGGCGTATTTCCACTTTGTTGATGTGAGTCGCCCAGCAGAAAGTCCAATCGCTAAACCGATCAGAAAGCCGCCCAGCGTAATCATCAAGTTCTGGGGCATTGTTGGCCAGATAATTATCGACACGTTGATCATGGTTTCCCATCGTCCAGATGCGATGCTTGGCTCTATATAAAGTATTGATCCAAGCGGTTGCTGCTTCGATTTCCTTTGTCAACTTCGGAGCGTTCTGTCCGAGAAGACTACCATGACGGCTGACTCTTGCGCCATCTAGGATGTCACCATTGAGGACGATCACCTGTGGCTTGAATTGCTTGCTTGCGATTGAAAACGCCTTCATCATGATCGTTTCATTGTGCGGCCAGATGTGAGCATCCGAACCGATCAGGATTTGGCAGTTATCTAGTTCGATCTCATGGCACTGAGGATAGGTCCAGTTCTGCGGTGGGGCGTTATTAAACTCGATGAACAGTTCTGGATAGAAGTTCTTGGCAAATTCAATTCTGGCTTGGAAAGTAGAACGTGGAAGTTTAAGCTCCCGAGCGCCTGCGGCTTGATTGTGATCGTTCTTAAAGAAAACCCTGACTGCTTCTGCCGCGACTTCTTTAGGTAATTTGGGGGGAGCCATCTGCCATTTCCAATGCTACGCGCTCTACATCTGACACCCGACGCATCCAGCCTTTGCCGAATGTATCGAATGTATCCAAGCGATGAAGGAACTCGCGACGTTCATCGCAAATCTTCTTGACCAGCTCTTTCGGATCAGCCTTTGCAATCGCGTTCATTGTGCCGGGTCCGATCAGACCATCAGCCACAACGCCGGATGCAAGTTGTAGGAAACGGACAGCACGACCGACACCAGAATTAACAGCGACATCGAAGGCGCAATAATCTACCCCATAGGGGAGTTCATCCCCTCGGATAAGGTTCCAGTATCGGGTTTTATAGAATGATGTAGCTTGCTCGGCAGTCAGATCGCGCATTTCCTGTTCATCGACCTTGCGACCGATATACTCTTCCCATGCACGTTGTGTGACACCGAGGTTGGTGCGACCGCCGGGGTCTTTCGGATGGTTTACGTAACCGCCCTCATGTTTCAAGAGGTTCTTGAGAGCAGAGTCAAAGTTCGATTTCATTACTTGCCATCCGTGTGACGGTGAGCGGAGCCGAAATAATAGGAAAGAACCAACATCAAAGCGCCATCAAGTGTGCCGAGAACACGGGCAATCAATTCACGCATGGATGATTCGATAACATTATGCAACATGAACCATTGCACACATCCCCATGCCACGACCACAATCACGGCCAGAACCCTCGGGGTCAGGTCATGTGTCATGATCGCATAGTTTCTGGCGCTGTCTCGATCAGAGGCGGCTATTCTTTCCAGATCAATATCCAGAGATTTCATCTGGACCTTGAAGTCAGCGTCTATCTTTTTAAGAGCCGCTAGTTGGTCAGCCGTAGGGTTTGCGAGAGCAGCATTGATCTCGTCTTCTGTGCCGTCAGCGTGGCCTAGTAAGGCGTTAGACAGGGCTTTGACAGCCATGCCAGCGACAGGACCACCGAGAGCCGTAGCAATCGTAGGCGCGACCGAACTAACCAGAGGTCCAAAGGTCTTCAGCAAATCCATAGGATCATTCCTTAATGGCTGAGTTTAATCATCAGTAAGATGCCGACTACGGCAATGGCTCCGATCAGTCCCATCACAATCATGAATAGGCCAGCGGCATCTTTTAGCTCGGCGGCCCTCTCAGCGGCCAGCCGTTCTTCTTCACGGTGTTGGCGATCTACTTCCTTGCGGATTTCGATCACTTCACGCTGCACGGACTCATAAGCACCTAGGCCATAGACCGAGATGAAAAGGTTCTTGATTTCTTCTTGCATCTTGAACGCCTTCGCCTTGGCAGCGTAGCGTTCCATTGCTTGCTTCTCGATGTCGGCAGGGTTGCTGAACATACCCTTCTTGACAGGCGTGGCAGCCAGATGAGTCAGTTGCCCGACAGCGTTCCAGAGAGAACCCAAGTCCTGAGCCATCTCCTGTATCTCTTTGCCAGCCGCTATAGCAGACTTCAAGCCGTTATAGGCCGCAGTCGCTCCGGCTATCAGTGTGATCGGGTCCATCAGCGACCTATTGCTTTGAAGGCCAAGTCCACGAAGAAACCAAATACCACACCAATTAGGGCCAATAAAGCACCAGCGCCTTTCCACCGATTCATAGCTGCGGCTATGGATTTAATCTCGGCCTTAAGTTCAGACATATCCTTATGCAGATTCTCAACCTGAGCCTCTAGCCGTCCGATCTGTTGGTTGAGTTCATCTGACATGAATCACCTATCACGTTGGGAGAACTGGCCATTGCATAGTTGTAGCCGCAGAAACAAATGCGTCAATATCGGCTGCGGCAGTCAGAGCCGCCTTATTAGTAGCAGCAGCAGACCGAACAGCGGCGCGATAGGCTGACCACTCAGCCGGAATCTCAGTGCCGATCTCTTGCTTGCGAACGACCATCCAATCGCTAGGTGAGAGGAGTGAATAGGCAATCTCATTAACCCGACGATCCCATTCGGTCTTCAGGCCATCAAGGTCTTTAGGAAGGCCAGCATCCCAGTAGAAGCGGTCATCGTAACGCACTGGATCAGCGACCTCGGTAATGCCGACAGCCGCCTTCTCTTCAGCCGACGCTAGGCGAAGCCAATTAGATGGATACTTCACTCCATTGAAAGTGAAAGCTACATCAACCTGTAATGGTGAACCGTTGAGAAGAAACATTATGCCGCCCTTTCTAAAACACGGTCATCGGACCAGCCGCGACGAACTCGATCTTGGATTGTTGGATAAGGAATACCAGTTTCATTTGACCAATCACGCATACACATAGTCTTACCATTTTTGGTTAAAAATTTATTCTGCCGAGTATTCCTATTTTGTTCAGCCGGAGTAGCCCATCTGCAGTTACCCTTGCTGTATCCCTTGTTATTGTCGATACGGTCTAGGCTATAACCATCTGGACGTTCGCCCATATCTTCAAAGAAACCCTCAAACGACATCCATTTATCACAAATTGTAATGTTTCTATCGCCATAGTTTTTATATGATGGTGAGTTTGGATTTAGACAGCGTGTCTTCATTGCTTGCCATGTTTGATATGATGACGAATTTACCGCACCATGAGTTGTATTATTTTGAGATGTTGTTTCAACCCGAAGACAACCACATGATTTAGAGTGACCACCTCTTACCGCAGAACTGCACAATTCTTTTTGGTTTCCGCAGTCACATTGAAATAAATAAATCATACCACGATTACCCATGCGCACTTCTTTGAGTGCGGTTAATCGGTTGTATTTAATTCCAATCATAGGTTTGATCTTTGGCATATCAGCGCGCCCTACTGAATTTTAGTGGGTTTTCGGCAAATGCCGCGTAAATTATTGTGTTTCCTGAACCGTTAATTCCAGCGCCAGTTGTCCTAACTTTGAAACCATTTGATAAAATATCCAACCTTGGCCTACCATCTGTTTCTGCGCCTGAAGTATTTGGAAATAACTCCAACCCTGCCGCATTATATGTATCACGAGAAGTATCAACTATTTCCCAATCAGCAGTTCCAAGACTTGCATTTTTATATAAAATAAAACGAGGGCGGAAATTTGTAAAAATAAATGGCCCATCTGAGTTTGCTGTCCCAGACCATGATCCAAATG